ATCACCAAGGGTACAGCCTGCCAAGTAAAGCATGTCATTGATGCAGTAATCCCCGGCGCGGTTCCATTTCTGGTGATCACGTTCCCCCTCTCTCCCAATATGGCGCAAGACCACATGGGAGACTTCGTGGAGGGAAATGCTTTTACGCACAGCAGGTGACTGCGCCATGAAGTAGTCGGGGTTGTACATCACCTCAACCCCATTGACTGCTGCGGTAGGTACCTCATCAGTGAAGCGGTGCCTCAGCGACAAGGCAACAGAGGTGAAGAACGTAAACTTACGATCCTCGAGCATTTGTATCTTGGTTTTATCGAGGGCTTGAATGGCAGCTTGCATACGCCCTCCTAAGTGGGGCTGATCAGTTTGTTGACACGGTACAGCTTTCCGAACTCCACTTGGTTTTCCCAAGAGAGATTCTTTTCTCGTTCCATGTGTTTGGTGTAAATCTCAGAGATGGCTGTAAATTTGAATACCATAGAGCTAGCTCCCTTGAGTATCTTCCCGATGCTCTCTGCCCAGATATAGTCAGAGAATGCGTCAGTTTCTGCCTCTATGTAAACGCCATGGATATCGAAGCGAAGGTGTTTGCTTCCCTCAGCGAAATTCCCCCCCTTTCCCCACTCACTATCGTAGGCAATACCGAGATCTTTCAGCTGGTCCAATTTAGGCAAATCACCGTAGTTCACCTCTTCAAACTCAAAACAACATAATTCATCGCTCTGCGAAAAGTCGTCTTCAAACCTTTCATCTCGGTAAATACGCTTTATTGCCTCTGCATATTCAGTCGGCACAGTGAGGGTTACTGAAACACGATCGCCCATACAGGCTCCTTAATAGACAGCTGAGGCGAAGTCAGAACGCCACTTAATGACTGCCGGGGTAGACTTCAACTCTGGGTTACGTGCGAGCATCTCGCGCATGGTGATTACCTGGAACTCTTTTGGGAGTCTGCGGATATACACAATCATGCGATCGATGTTTGCCACTGTGGCTTGATGGGCCAATGTGCCTGTCAGTGCGTACACAGTCCCAGGCTCTTGTGGCACTGGGGTTGTGTGCGGCTGGCCCAGAATCTGAACCATCTGTGGCAAGTCTGCGTAGATCTTGGTGTAGCCGATAAACTCTCGTGCTATGCCTTCTGAGATCGTTCCTGCCAATGCTGCCAAGGTAAGATCATCATCGATACCCAGGATATGCAGATGCTTGCTGGCAGACTCCCAGGTACGCCCAGAACCAAACGTGCGATCAGGATGATCTGGTTTGAAGGTGAACAGCATCTGAGGGAAAGTTTTGATGAATGACGTAATCCAGTGGTGAATGCCATTGGCTTCTGCCCACTCGACCCATGTGTTGTTATCCATGGTCACCTCGTAGTGCGTCAGGCGCGATTGCATGGCAGTGGACATATCCTCTACGAATGCGTTGTCGGTAATCAGGTTACCTGCCGCTGCCATCATCAGGCGAGGGTGAAGCTTAGCCTGCCCCACCATGCGATCGTAGATCAGCTTGTATGCGCCTTTCTGCACAGGGCGATCTGCCAATGGCAGCTCATCCAGGAACAGCAACCAGCCGTCATAGCCCTCTGGTATGGGGTCATTTTCCAGCGGGAATGTATCGAACGGTAGGTATCCTGCTCGCTGAGTTGCCTTGTTGACGTTGGGGAAACCAACCAGGTCCACTGGATCTGAGTTGGCCAATCGAAGGTCAATCAGGAAGAGGTTGTACTCCTTTGCAAATGCAGCAGCCAAAGCGCTTTTACCGATACCTGGAGAACCCCAGAACATTGGCACAGCACCAGCACGAATGGAGGTGGACATGGCCTTGATAAACTGCCCGGTGTGAATGGTGATAGTCATGGTAATTACTCCGGGATATCTTCCCAGTGGGTGATTTTGATTGAGCCTTCAGCTAAGCCAAGGCAATGAATGTCGGTGATTCTTGGGGTGGTTTCCTCCTCATCTTCGTAGTAGCCCCACTCTCGGGCACACTTTTCTCTTGCGGCGGTACGCAGCTTCTCTGTGGTGAGCGCATGAGTGAATGGCCCTATTTCATCTATCCAAATAGTGCCGGTACCGGAAGCTTCCTGGCAGAAGGCTGTAAACACCAGAGGGGTAGTTCTCTCTGCTGCAATCTTGTAATGGAAGCCAGCCAAGCCATAGGATGCTTCCATGCCTGAAGCGCCAATCTGTCTTTGGCGTGCTGGTACACAGGGGGTGCAGATACCTTTCCCGGTATCTATATTGTGGTACTGCCGGCCCATCATGGGGCCAGCACAGATAACGCACTGCAGTTCTTTGATTGAGTTGTGGGACATATGCCCTCCAGTGAATACAGGAAAACTAAATATTGCCCGGAGGGCATAAGATCAAGGAGACTTTTACTCTGCAGGCCCACCAAATTCTGGGGCGTCTCCCTTGATGGAAATGTAGCTGGGGTACTTATTTTATTCTGGTAATTCAGCAATCGTGAAAGTTTGCGGTGACCCGCAAACGCAACAGGGTATTACTACTTCCTGTTTGGTTCCTGGGGGTATACGCGGCTCGTCATCTTCATACTCCACCCGCAGCCTTGCATTACAAACTCTACAAGGAACTGAAGTTACAGGCTGTGAATCTTCTGGTTGTTGGGTCGTTTTCATGGGAAGTCCTTAAAATTAAAATGGGGCAGGTGGGAGAGAGTTCCATCTGTCTTGGTCAGTGGGAGAACAGCTCCCTCCGAACCAAGCGGAGCGTGGAGTACTGAGTGTGGCGTCATGCTTTTGTTCTTCCTCCTCGGTCATGGGGATACCCTGCAGTCGCCTGATATTGAACAGGCATGCCGGTAGGGAACCTTGACGATGGGGGAATGGGTAAGGGGAGCACAGGCAAGTCTGTTGCTTTACCATCTCACGCTTTCGTTCGGCCTCCACAGAGCGCACACGCAATGATCGGCACTTAGGACATGCGATGGGTCGGCTGAACTTGGTGGGGTGCTTACGAAGGGTGAAGCGGTGTCTGCAGGCAGACTCCTCACAGCGATACCGGTGCCTAAACCGTGTGGTAGACCGGGAAGGTCTTTGCATGAAGACCTCCGGGAAACATTTGAATGGTGGTAAATGAGTAAGCAAGCACAACGACAACAAGCATGATCAGAAGGACTCTGCATTCTCGTGACATAGTGACTGCCTATTCTGGGTTGGTGGTGTAGCTGGCCTGAACATTCAACAAAGTGTTGTGATAGGTCATCAGGATTGAGTTGAGGCGGTTTGCGGTAAGCACAGGTAGGTATGCCATGGCTTCATTGACTGCCTCTTCCAGAGTATCTCTGGAGGGAAACAGTGACTGTTTTACCGGCAATAGAGTGCCGGAATGCGGTAGTGGCATGGGGGGGTTCCTGTATCGGTGGGGTATAGCGTAAATGGGGAAATTCTGAAAATCAGAATATCGGATGAGATGTTTTGAATACTTCTAAAAAAAGACCCTACCCGTTAGGGTAGGGGAAAGGTTTCTTACTCCACAGAGCAGCCGGAGGCTGCATCAGCACAATGCGTATGCACTCTGTCTGATCTTCTGAGGGAGACTTGTAGAGAACTTCGGGAATGTTCCCTCTCTCTTGTGCAACTGGCTCAAGATGTCACTGATGACATTGCTCTCTGCCAGTTGTGCAAGGATCTCTCTGTAGTGCTTCCTGACATGGTTTAGGTTATTGGGATGTGCCCTGAAGTCATCGTGAACGGTGACAATGGGGAACGGCTTGTGTTCCAGCATACTGGTGATGATCTGGTTGAGCTGTCTGAGGTGGTTCTCACCCATGCAGATAACATCTTCCTCTGTCAGATGGGGGATCATCACAATGTCGGGCATGTTGCTACGCCTGTATTGCTCACAGTAATACTGAGTCATCCTGCTTGGATGGGCATAGTTACGACTCTGCTGTTGTCCAAAGGCTCGCTCCAGTAGCTCCCACTCAATGAGCTGCTGGGCTGCTACCATGATATCCGCGTCGTAATTACAACGACGAACCAACGAACGCAGCACATAGCCATCCAAGCTATGCACCACATTGGCAGCATTCTTTACTCCAGATGGTTCCCCCTCATTAACGTAATACACGTAGGTGAAGGTAGCGTGATCCAGCTCATCCACTTCAATGCGGGTCTCTACCTCCTGCATGACCTTTACCCGTGCATCATAGCCATCGGGTAACTTCCATGCGTGAAGTAGAGCATCTTCCTGCCATGATTGGAGCAGTGCTTCAAGCAGCTCACATGGCCCTGGAGCCAGTTCATACAGCGCCTGGTAGAAGGCATTGAGTTCATCTGTGCCCTCACCGAATACCTTTATTGGTTCAGCCTTGGAGCCATACAGAGAAGTCATCGTAGCTTGCTTGATGTTATCCCTGTCTGAGTCATCCAGTGTCTTGCCAAGGATGCGAGACATGATCTTGGTGCAGTCGGTATACGCGTCTGCTCGCCTGTTGGGGTCTATTAAGCCAGTAGCTTCAGCCCCCTTTAAGCAGCCTGTTACCGCGGCCATGAGCTGCATTCCTGAGCACACAGCGTCCAGTCCAACAAGATGGCCAGATGGCTCACCGCGCTGTGCTGCACGTACTGCCATGACAGCTTTGATGTACAGTGGTCGCTCCTTCCAGACTTGATATTCCGCTACAATTTCCAAGTCAGTCAGATTCTCTGTAGCCCACGCAATGCGCTCCTCGAATACCTTCTTGTCGAGGCCAAATGGACTGTTGTTTGCTACGTCGATCAGTAAATATTCCCAGCCTGAATACTCTTTCATTGGTTTTTCCTCGGGATGCCCATTGCTTCACGGTAGGCTACGGTTTTCATACAGGTAGGTAATTTGATTGCTTTGGTTCATCCGGGCACTCCATTGATGATCTCCTTGTCTGCCAGCTCAATCATGGCTTTCTTGAAGGCACTGCCTTGAGAAGATACGTGGTATCCCTGAGCGTAGAGCCTTCCCCGTTTATCTTCCTTGTGCGTTAGCCAGAAGCGATTCCCTTGCTTTGCGAGCAGCTCATACACCTGATAGCTCTGTGCCTTGAACTCATTCCAGGCATTGCGCTGATCGATGTTGATAAGCTTCTCCTTGGGTTCTTCCTCCACAGTGCTGAGGAACTTCAGATCAAGGCTTAATGGGATAGCATTCTGGGTGTTGATAACATCCAGACACAGATCCCCTGAGTGACTGTTCCCCATGCCCAACATTAAATTGTCATTGAATGTCAGGTAGGGACTTTCATTGTTGGTGCGTACCTCAGAAGGGGCACACACCATAGGAGGCAGGTACAGCGATCGAGCGATGGCATCACTCAACTCTGGTGGCAGAGTCAGACAACTGACAACCTGTAGACTGGCTTGAGGCGTAAGCTTCACGATGTCGTAAACATCAGTTCTGTATAGCACAGCCACTATCTCAGCGATGGTAGCGATGCTGTCTTTCTTGTCATCGAAGCCAAGCCTGCCGGCCAGTTTCCCTGTGACTGCTACGAACAGCTCAGGTGTTTGGCAGTAGGAAGTTTCCACGAATACATCAAGCACAAGGGATGCTAAATCCATCCCCCGTATCTGATCCAATCGTGCTTGCTTACTGGCAAAGTAAGTCGTACTAAGCCACTGTGTCAGAAGCTGCACACCATAGGTTATGCGCTCTGTAGCCTGCTTCTCTTGGTAGAGTTTGCGCAGGTAGCCATCGATATGCTTCCTACAAAACAGATACTCATTACTGCGTTGCATGTCCATCGGCAGCATTAAGCCAAAGGACTGCAACTGTGCTACGCGTTCCTCTTGCATGTGAAACTCCTCACTCAGCCCACTGGGCTACTTGTAAACAGGTGAAGCCCAATTCCCGCCACATATCAACAACACGTTGGCGGTCATCAAGGCAGAAGAGGGTATTTTCTGGGGTCAAGCCAAGAGCCTTGATCATGTCCTTTTTGACCAGTACATCATCCCGGCGATCGCCAATGGCTCTCATACTCAATGAGTGGTAGTGCGCCAGATATCTGGACAACCACTCTATGGTGCTGTCGTATGCCGCCATGTTGCGGCCACTGACGATATGGATCGTGTACATACAAGTATCAGCGAGGGTATTTACCAGCTGAATGATGTCTTCCTTGGGCAGATCATCTATGCACTCAGCGTGGAAAGCCTCCCAGTTTTTAGGCATGGTTTTAATGTGGTGCAGTCGGTGGGTCAGATCAGCAAGGGTGCCGTCCAAATCTACGATAATGTTTGTTTTCATGGTTTGCCCTCAGATGAATTTACAGTTGACTGGCAATTCTTCCGGGAACAGCGGACGGATATCCTTTTCCCAGTCATAACCAGCAAGGCCGCAGCCCACTCTGGTGATATTGAATTGAAGCTTTGTGCATGCCCTAGCTACCTTCAGGAATTGATCTACGTGATACGCAATGGTGCTTAAACACAGCACCTTGAGTTCACGATTCTTGGTGGGGATTGCATAGCTGTTGCCCTGCAAACCAATGCCTTGGCCATAGACTGCCCCGTAGTGCCTTCTTGCGTGCAAAGCAGCACCCATGCCGTGTCTACCGGCCAGATTACTGCCGAATACAAATACCTCGCGCATAAATTTCTCCAATAGTTAAATGGCTGTCTATGAGCGTAAGCGACAGGAGATAGCACAGGACTGTGTGTAGGTGTGTAGAGGGAAGAAAGGAAAACCACCTACCCCCGAAGGATAGGTGGCTTAACCAGATTACACGGAGGGTTGTACGGGAGCTTCCAGCGAAGGCAGCACGAAGGCAGAGCTTTCCTTGCGCTCTGCGCTGTTGAAGCTGAACGCCGCAGTTTGCATCAGTGCGCTGATGTTGGCGGGGTTCTCAGCGAGCCACTCCAACAGCTCTGGCTCAGCCGCTGTCAATTTAATGGCACCCAGCTTACGGGTTCCTCCACCAGCCTTGGGCAGGTCGATGTTGATGTAGCCAAGTACATCATTGCGTGCAGCAGTGGCATTGCGATTTCCGAAAGTCGGTTTGGTTTTGAACATTGACGACATGATAAATCTCCATAGGTAGTTTGTGGTGAAGCGTGGTTATTAAGAGCGTAAGCGATTGTTTTTATTTTTGAAGCTGTAATAAGTAGCGCAGGAACCCCCACAGGAGAGCTGTGTAAGGAATATACAGCGTGTGACTCCCCGCCACAAGAGGAACTATTCATAAGAATCGGGATCGTAGTGTTCGAGAAATTCTTCCAAGTCCGGCTCAGAACACCGAAGATGATTCAGATCACCTGTGTCTTCGATTGGAATACGGATATTCCTCGTTAGTGACTCTGCATTGCGAGTCGTCTTTCGGTAGGTGGGTTGTTGTTGCATAGGTAATACTCCAATGGTTTGGTGACTTCATAATGGGTACAACGGGGATTTAATTCAGGAGTTAATACGGGCCGGGAATGTAGATGTAGAACACGAGAGTTGAGGCCATGACGGTGACATAAATGGCACCGTCTCTGATGTTCCCCCAACGTAGCTTACGGATATCCTTACAGCGCCTGCACTCGCATACTTTCTTGTTCTTGAACATGGTGTCTCCTGGGGATGACATCAAAAGTTGATTTGGATGGGGCAGCTACATACTCAATTCCTGCCTGGAACAGCTGAACTGTCTCTGGCAGTTGAGTATCTAAAGCGTGCTGCATGTACTGCATTGCGTGTTGCCCCACCAGCACTGTTGATTCAGTGCCAGTGGCATCGGTTACACGCAACTGAGCGAACAGTCGCGGGTTGAACATACGATTCTCCTGATGGGTGAATGAGCCTGCGCCTTAAGAGCGCAAGCGATTCAGTAAGGTGGGAATAATTTGTCATGCTCTTCCTGCGTGAGCAGTTTGTAGCCATCACGGAGGAGCAATGCGTACACCTCACGCAGCTCCTTGAGAGGGATGAGGTTGTGGAGTTCACCAGTACCGGTGGACTCCGTAATAACCTTGAGCTTGTCTCCATTTTCACGATCGGCGTGATATCTGGCAGTGAACCAAGAGCCTGTACCAGCACGGTTCTTGCCAGTACCTTCGTGCCACACGTAGACCTGCGCAAACACAGGGAAGTCTCCCTGGTCATTGAAGAAGGAGTAGATGTGGTCAACGATCTGATCATTCAGATCACGCTGCTGCATTGGAAATGCCTTGCCTGAGCCTGCACATCTGAAGCATGTACCGTGATCTACATGCGCGAACATGGTGAGCTTTCCAGACCCACCACATTTCTGACAGTCAACTTTGATCAACGGAATACTCTCCAGTATTTAACTTCATCGTAGAGACATACCAGACTTGCTATGGTGAGCAAGGCTCCATATGCGAGCAACAGGGTATGCGCCCAAGGGAAACTGTTCGTATCGCCTTCTGGTGACCACTGGAGAAGCCCAATGGTGCAAGCCAAGAAGAATAAGCAAAGGGCTGCGTACATCAATGCAACAACGATGTTTCTATAGTGGATCATGATTAAATCTCCAAGAGGCCCGAAGGCCTCAGATGAATGTGGATTAGAATTGGTCTGACCAACCAAGGTCTGATGGATCAGCAGGATTGCCGGTCATTTGAGCTTCGAGATCGGCCACCAACTCTGCCTGGAACTGCTCGTAGCTCATCTCTGCATCAGGGTCTATCTGATCGTCTACTTCATCCCAGTCGGAGTGGTGGTAGTCACCATCACCACTGTCAGGGGCTTCCATTGATTCATCGATGATGTACTGCTGAACTTGGGTAATGCTCATAGCGTTGCTCCAAGGGGATCGAATGATCCCCGTATAGTTGAATTGAATTAGAACTTGCAGTGCCAACGGTTGTTGGCGAAGTAGCAATGCAGAACGCCTTCATTAAGAGTGACGTGGATACCGTCCTCCGGTTCAGCGAACTCCATATCGATCCACGTAATAGCTGGACGGGACTTCCACAGGTACTCCATGAAGTCGTCTGCGGTTTTACCAGACTTGATGAATGAAGCCTGAAGCCTCTCACCGTACTGATCTGTCATTGCGTTGCGCATAGCGGTAGCTCCAATAGTTAAATGAATGAGTGCCACCCTCTAAGGTGGCGTGGTGTTAGATGGACACTCCATTCCAGTTTGCTGTGAGTAAGACTGCTACGGGGTGAAACTGGAAGTAAACTCCGTAGATCCGGCTTAAGAGCGTAAGCGAGTAGTTAGCAGGAGTAGAGCATAAGAACTGTTCTATGGTGTTCCCTTATCCTTCTTACAAACTGCCTAGTGTCCTTGGTGTGTAGTGTGTAAAGGTGTATGTGTGTAAGGGGAAAGAGATATCCCTATACCCGTGAGGGTATAGGGTATCGGCTAAGGAGCGGTAAGGGCGAGCTGAGCCTCGATGTCACGCAGACCAGCTGCGTTCTTGAGTCTACCAGCGGATACCTCGTTGACGACTACTTCTTCAACGTATATGAGCGTGGTGTCGGCTATGTTAACCACTCGGTTAACAAGGCCAATGGTCTTGCTTACGAATGCCCAGAATACTACCCATGCGTTTACCATGTTGATCTCCTGATCAGGGTGATTGGTGACCGGAATGGCCACCAGTCTAAGAGCGCAAGCGATGGGGTTGATTGGTAGTGGGGTAGGGGTACCCTAAAAGTTATACGGAGTGATAGGGGGGGGGTGGTTTGTGGTTTTGCTCTTGCAGAGCTAGTACTACACTCGGAGGTCCATAAAAAAAATTTGAGAAATGCGAGGGTACCCTTTCTATGTCGGCGCTTAGTAGAGTAAGACTCTACTATCCATAAGCTCTATTCCAATGTAGCTATCTACACCACACACAGGACGGAGGCCTGACTGCTTTGATGCTACCAGTCCACTGGTACTTCCTCCTCTGAGTACGCTACATAGTAGCCATGTCTTAGTTCACCATAGTGTCCCTTGTTATCAAGCACTACTCCATTACCTTCAGACTGTAGTGCTATCCCCTTGAAGCCATGCTTAGGATTAAGTCCAGCTAACTCTAGGATAGTCTTATGATCTGTAATGATCTCTTGACCATCTTGAGTTAACTTACATACATACAGTTGTATGATGTGCACTGTTACTCACCTCCTTCAATGAGTGCTCTAGCTACGTTCTCTTTACCTAAGTAATACACTTCTACTTTAGTACCGTTGTTTAACTTGGCTCTCTCTACATGGAACCAGCTTGTGTTGATCAGTGCTCTCCTATGTCTACGTGCTGTGTGCTCTGTCCATCCGAAGTAAGCAGCCGTTACATCGTCGGCTATCTTCACATCCTCTATGCTGGCAAGGCGTAGATAGTATTCAAATAATACCAAGCCATGTACACCAACCTCTGCTACCAGTGAGATACGTTCCTCTCTACGAAGACTGTACTTGGTGGGGTATGGGTCTCTGATTTTCTCGCGCACGTACTTGAACTTTTCCATAGGAAATACCTGATAAGCGGGGGGAAAAACAGCATAACAAATGTGCTCAAAAACTACTATGAATTTGAGCACATCTGCTCAAAAATGGGGGGTAATTTGAGCACATCTGCTCAGTGTTTTTTTGGTAAGTGATTGATTTATATATGGTTAATCTGAGAGAAACCCCTCTTAGATATTATAGGGGTACATTCCAGACAATCCTCCGAGCCGATGCCTGTGTATAATCCTAACCAAAACACCAGTGCCCCAAGTGGCGAGCGCAGCGAAGGCCACGCCGGGAGTGCTGGTGTTTTGGTTAGGTAATAGCCCAAGTAGACTTATGAAACAAATAGCGGATATGTGCCCAACGAAAGGCGGATATGTTTATGTACTCCGATTGGAGGATGGGTGTTGGTACGCGGGGCTTACCCATACAGCGGGGGTAAGAGCACAATTCCGGCAATTGTGGGGCACCCCCCCAAACACTTTTATAGTTGGTTTCGTTTACAGGATTGTCTCGATTGGGCTACCACTAAATGCCCGCGGCGCTACAGGCGTAAACGCATTGACCGGGGTATAGCGATGAGCACGGAAGCGGAACAGGCTGAGGCGAAGGATTGGCAATAATAGATATAAGCGCGTAAGGTCCAACCTCACTCGTCAATATAGGGATACCCCATGCGTAAGATATTATGTTCTATGTTACTGGCTTCAATGGCAGGGGGATGTTCCACCATGCTCCCGCACTACAAGATGGATGCAGACTTCGCTGAGGTTGCTGGGATTACCGTAGGGATAATGAATGTATGTGGCCCTGCTGGGTATATGGACAGAGAGTTGGCAGTAGAATACGTGACCTCATTGGATGCGCTCAGTGATGTAGCCGTCTTCAGCGTAGACGAGGTACGCCAGAGTATCGATGTGGTCGCTGCAGAATTTGGGGCATACCCGCATGATGAAATGGTAAGCCTATGCAGACAGATGGAAGCCCTCCTCCCGGAGAAGATTGCCCATCTTCAGGATAACTACCAGCGGGCATCATCTTTCTTGGCTTCCTCTGGTAGCACGTATGTGCCGGTGCCCAGGTTAACTATTCCTGATTTCACTCCCCCTGTTTACACTCGATCTACTCCTGCTCCTGCCCCCCAACAATCTACCCCTTCCAGTGCATTGATCCGTACCCCTGATGGTGATGGTTTGGTGCAATGTATCTTTGGGGATAACGATTACGTTTACTGTCACTGAAATATCCCAGCAATCTCCTGACGGTGGTTGGATAATCTTGCCACTGATCACGGAGGTTATTGCGATCCTGCCCGCTGTAGAAGGTAAGACATCTCTGCCCACCTGTAAGTAATTCCGCACGTAGTCCTTGCTCCTGCAATATGGTTTCACCGCACCCCCTTGCCCCACTTCGGTGGGGACTTTTTATTTCCCAGAAAAATAATTTAAGTCTCCCTACAGTAGGCCCAACTGCACCACGGGGGTAACGATGGACTTAATGACAATAGACCAATTCAGGCAGGCACTGCCGGATCAGGTTAAGAAATCAATCAACCCAGCGGTCATCGCGCAGATCACGGCAACACTTGCTGACCCTGATATGTACGAGACCTACCGGGAGAATCTGCTGAGCTATGCGAATGTCATGGCAGATGGGCGATTCAAGATCACTGGCTACATCTCTGCAGTGAAGTTTGTAAGCCATAAGCTGATGGGCAAGACAGACCTTGCTGCATTCACGGTGACCTTCCCCGAGAAGATTACAGACTGGACTACCCGCGGCGTAGTGGGCAAAGACATTGCCAGCTATGTATCAGCCTTTGCTAAATCCAAGATGGTTTGTCTGATCATGGAGCAGAGCCTGATACCCAGTTGGGTACTCAACCAGGATCTGTACCAGAAGGCACTCAATGTGCAGGCGGATCTGATGATGACAGCCAACAGTGAGAAGGTACGCACCGATGCAGCCAACTCATTGCTGACTCACCTGAAGATGCCAGAGACACAGAAGGTTGAGCTGGACATCGGCATCAAGAAGGACAGCAGTATTGATGCGCTACGCCAAGCAACCTTTGCCCTGGCTGAACAGCAACGTCAGCAGATTGTCACCGGGATATCCAGCGCACACACGATAGCCCAGAGCGCCATCATCATCGAAGGGGAGCGCGTTGATTGAGTAATGACGCCTTCGATGTGCTGGCTACCCTGAAGGTAGAGGATTACCTGAATCAGGTCAGCTATGTCGATGACCCTGACTATGTTCCATCTGGTTTCTCCCTGCAGTTCATCACCTTCGTGAAGCTGATTCACGGCGTAGGCGGAGCAGAGAACAAGACTCCGGTCATGCACTTTAAAATGCTGGATACTGTTACCCACGGGGAAACCAGGATAGCGAACCTGTGTCACCGCGGTTCCGCAAAGACCACGGTGATGGCGCAGTACCTGATTCTCTATATCGCGGTGTATGGTGAGTTGCCCAACCTGGCTGATATCAAGTACACCCTGTATGTCTCCGACAGTATGGAGAACGGGGTGAAGAAGATGCGCCTGCGACTGGAGCAAATGTGGGATCAGAGTCCCTTCCTCCAAGAGTTCCTGCCCATCACGAAGTTCACTGATGTACGGTGGTATTTCAAGAATGCGGATGGACGTGAGTTTGTGGTGACCGGTCACGGTGCAAAGACGGGAGTACGGGGTACAGTCGAACTAAACTCCAGACCCCAACTGGCGCTACTCGATGACCTGTTCTCCGATGAAGATGCACGCTCCCCTACGATTATCTCCTCAGTAGAGGACACGGTGTACAACGCCATCACCTATGCGCTGCACCCCAACCGCAACATGATTATCTGGTCAGGTACTCCCTTCAATTCCCGCGATCCACTGTACAAAGCAGTCGAGTCAGGGGCATGGGCAGTGAACGTGTTCCCCGTATGCGAGCATTTCCCCTGTTCTCGAGAGGACTTCAAGGGTTCATGGGAAGACCGGTTCAATTACGACTACGTGAAGAAAGCCTACGAGATAGCGATGAAGGCCGGCAAGATCTCTGGCTTCAACCAGGAGCTGATGCTGCGCATCATGTCCGATGAAGATCGTCTGATTCTGGACAATGACATCTGTTGGTACCAGCACAGCGCGGTACTCAAGTTCAAGCCCAGGTTTAATTTCTATATCACCACTGACTTTGCCACCAGTGAGAAACAGTCCAGTGACTTCTCGGTGATCAACGTATGGGCACTGAACCATAATGGTGATTGGTACTGGGCAGATGGGGTGTGCAAGCGACAGCTGATGGATAAAAACGTGGATGATTTGTTCAGGCTGGCCCAGACGTACAACCCACAACAGGTAGGCATTGAAGTCAGTGGACAACAGGGCGGCTTCATTCCCTGGATTCAGCGAGAAATGCTCACCCGCAATATCTATTTCACCCTGGCTTCAGATAACAACGAAGGTAGGCCCGGAATACGCCCGACCACCAACAAGATGGTGAGATTCAACGTGGTGGTGCCGTGGTTTAAGAGCCACAAGATGTTCTTCCCCTCTGAGAAACGTGGCAGCACGGAGTTATCTGAAGGATTGAACGAGCTTTCATTGGCTTCCCCTGGTGGATTTCGCAGCAAGCACGATGACTTTATCGATACCATCTCTATGCTGCCCTTGCTGCAAACCTGGAGGCCATCACAAGTCATTGAGTTGACCCAAGATGACTCCGGTGTATGGGGCGAAGAGATGGAAGACAACACCAACCGCTCACTCAGTTCCTACGTGGTATGAGGATTTACCCCTATGACTTTAGATGATGTCTACTCCCAGCTAGTAAATGGAGAAATGCGCCACCTGTATATGGATGCAGCCGGCGTGCCAGTGGCAGAATTGCCAGTGGACAAGCGCAGGCACCTGCTCTGGTCTATTCAGCTTGGTTTGACTGAGCTGCATAAAAGATTCCTGTTGCGGGAGGGGGAATTTACACTCGATCTGGTGGATGGGCAGCAGAGTTATGTGCTGGATAAGCGGTATGCCCAGAGTAATACGCAATCAACAGAAACCAATAAATATATTGACGACGCCCAGTGGAATTTCGTCAATGATCTGATCAAAGTTGAGCGGGCATACGATGCTGAAGGAACGGAGCTGAGCATCAACATTGTGGGGGATGAGGATTCCCTGCGTACCCCGACATACAACTCACTGATTGTCCCAACAACCAACGAAAGCGCCACGATTCGTGTGATTTACCGGGCAGATCACCCGGCGATATCGCCCCAGATTGCCAGCGGTGCCCCGATTGCGGTGGATATTCAGCTGCCGCCATCATATCTGGAAGCCCTGCTGTTTTACGTGGCAGCACGGGCACTCACGCCAGTGGGAATGGTCAATGAATTTCATGAGGGCAGTCACTACACCATGAAATTTGAGAATAGCTGTGCGCTGCTCAATGCAACTGGCTTCAAGGTGGAGACGGCAGGGATAAATAACAGGCTGGAGCGTAACGGCTGGGTATAAAAAAAGGGCCGAGTGGCCCTTTTTCATTTCTGGCTTGGGGTTACTTTACAACAACCCAGTCCTCTGCCAGCAAGTCAGTCTGTGAGGCAAGCCAAGGAACTATCTTGCCATCGGCAGTACGCATGTCAATGTGTGGGCAGTAGTCTACCTGTGTGCCCTCTGGGTAAATCCCCAGCAGTGGCGCACGATTGACAGTGAAGGTTGAGCCGGGAACCAGGAACAGAAACATCCCTTTCCCGTTCCAACCTTGCCGAGCAATCTTTTGCCCTTGGCGCACCAGCAACAGTGCATCACTGAAGTTCAGCAAACCAATCATCTTGTAGGCCCGCTGGAATACTTCTTTGGGGGACCAACTGACGTAGCCTGTGTGGTTTGGATGGTTTTGTTTACCCCCATCCAGATACTCTATCAAGAATCCTTCGTCTGCTCCGTCCTCATCGATCGGAAGTTCCCAACCACGGTAACTGTTGTACGCTCCCCGAGTCATCGGCACAGCTCCAACATACTTCACGCCCAGATACATCGTCATACCATCTTGCATATTGTTCCCCTTGTTTTGTTATTTATAACGCCCTGAATTGAGCTGGCCTACAACCTTAAAGGGGCGCAAATAAATTTTCCCAGAAATTTATAAATCCGTTTGCCACTATGTTCCCAAGAATCTTCTTGGAGCCTGCCCATGGCCGAACAGACAAATGAACTCCCTGCACTGGTGCCCCTTAACGACTGGGTAAATGCCCCTTTGCTGTCAGACCTGCAGGCTGATTTACGAGCGGCGAAGCCCATACATGACGCGCAAGTAATTAAGATCAATGGCTGGCTGGATAACTTGAATGTCACCGGTGCAGCGAAGGTCAACACGCCCACTGGGTCATCCAAGATAGTGCCCAGGCTTATCCGTAAGCAGGCGGAGTGGCGTTACGCTGCACTATCTGAACCATTCCTGAGTGTGCCTGTGTTGTTCACTGCTGCCCCGGTAAGCTGGGAAGACAAGAAGGCTGCCCAGCAAAATGCGCTGGTGCTGAACTCACAATTCAATACCAAGATAGACAAGGTAAAGTTTATCGATGAGTACGTCCGTACCGCGGTAGATGAAGGCACTGTAACAGTGAAGGTGTGTTGGATATTTGAGGAGGAGCAATACGAGTATGCCGCTCCGATCGTAGCGCTGACTCCCGATGAAACCCTCATTGAACTATTTCAAGAACTGCAGCAGCTGCAGGAAACAGATCCCAATGGCTTCATGCGGGATGTCCCTGAAGAACTGCAAATTGCTTTGGATTATTCCCTGCAAACCGGTGTTCCCCACCGCCCTACTGTAACGGGCACGAAGAATGAAACCCGCACCCGTATTGTGGCGAACAAGCCAAGCCTGGAAGTGTGTGATTACCGTAATTTAGTGATAGACCCGAGCTGTAAAGGTGTGTTGGCTGACGCTGCCTTTATTATCTACAGCTTTGAGTCCACCATGTCAGCGCTGCGAAAGGATAAGCGGTACAAAAATTTGGACCACATCAATGTAAGTTCAGCCAGCGCACTAGCGGAGCCAGACTATGCCACCGATACTCCTTCAGATTTTTCAGTTCATGATCAGACCCGTAAAAAGATTGTCGTTCATGAATACTGGGGATATAGGGATTATAACGATACTGGTATTGCTGAACCTTTTGTATGCTCATGGGTGAGTAACACCACTATCCGTCAGGAAAAAAATCCGTTCCCTGACAAGAAACATCCTTTCGTCACTGCTCAATACTTACCAGTACGTCGCAAGACTCACGGTGAGCCAGATGGCTTACTGATTGAGGACAACCAACGTGTAGCCGGTGCGGTCACCCGCGGGATGATTGATCTGATGGCCAAGAGCGCCAACAGTCAGACCGGTACCCGCAAAGATGCACTTGATCTTACCAACCGTCGCAAGTTTGAACGTGGTATGGACTACGAGTTCAACCCCAGTGTTAACCCTGACACCGCGTTTTATACCCATAAATTCCCGGAGATACCCGCCTCTGCACAGTTCATGTTGCAACTGCAGAACATGGAGGCTGAATCTCTCACGGGCGTGAAGTCATTCTCTGGCGGCATCTCTGGTGCTGGCCTGGGAGATGTGGCTGTGGGTGTGCGTGGCGCATTGGATGCAGCCTCCAAGCGTGAGCTGGGTATCTTGCGAAGACTGGCAGCGGGCATTGTGGAGATTGGTAAAAAGATCATCGCAATGAACGGCGAGTACCTCGGAGAAGAGGAAGTAATCCGCATCACGAACGAAGAGTTCGTAAAGGTGCGCAAAGACGAGTTGGTTGGGGAGTTTGACCTTACCCTGACCATTACCACGGCAGAGGAAGACAACGCCAAGGCAGAAGAACTGTCCTTCATGCTGCAGACATTGGGGCCAAACGCTGACCCTGAGATGACTCGCATGATCATGGCGGATATTGCCCGCCTGAGAAAGATGCCTGACCTGGCCAAGAAGCTGGAAGAGTTCCAGCCTACACCAGATCCGATGCAAGAGCAGATACAACAGCTGACTATCCAGAAGCTACAAGCTGAAGTCGCTGAGATAAACGCCAGAGCTATGAGCCTACAAGCTGGTGCTCAGTTGGATCAAGCAAAGGTAGGCACAGAAGGGGCTAAAGCAAGACAGCTGTCAAGCAATGCAGACAAGACTGATCTGGACTTTGTTGAGCAGGAATCCGGTGTGACTCAGGAACGTGAGTTGCAGCAGCATGGTGCTCAAGCTGCAGCCAACATTGAGCTGAAGAGGGAAGACCACAAGTTGAAGATGCAGAGTGACAATCGCACTCAATTGAAAGCGTTCTTAAAAAATCCCAGATAATTGTTTTTTGATTGGGTATGTTCGCGCCAGTTACACCTATTACCTAACTAGCACTGATACGGGAAGACTATGATCGCAGAACAAATACAACAAGTAGAGTTGAATATTCAACAAGCTGAGGAGTTTGTTGAACGGGGGAATACATTACGCCGTCTGACTGAGAATCCCGATTTCATTGCGGTTATCCGCAAAGGTTATCTGGAAACCGAGGCGATCAGACTGGTGCATCTGAGGGCATCGCCCAGCAGAAATAGTAAAGAGCTGCAAGATGAAATCATGAAGGAGATCGATGGCATTGGTTCGCTGCTTGGTTACTTCCGTGCAATTGAACACTCATCTGTAATGGCTCAACAGGCTATTACAGCAGACAAAGAAACTCTGTTTGAGCTGGAGACTGAGCAAGCACAGGGAGGCACTCTCTGATGACTACGGCAACCGGTGATATCGAGTTGATTGAAGATGACGACACTCTTGTAGAGGAAGGCAGCAATGAGTTCCTGGAGATGTCCGACGAAGAGTTTCTTGCGTTGGATTTTGCGACCACCAATCCGGTAGTTGCCCCAGTAGTTGAAGCTGCTGCGGCTGTGGAAACACCTCCAGTAGTTACCCCAGTGGCGGCTAATACACCAGTCGCTGCCCCTGCGGTGGAAGCCCCACCTGCAGAGGGTGCCGCACCAGTGGTTGAACCACCTGCTGCAGTCAATTATCAGGAAGCTTACGAGAAACTCACTGCACCGTTCCGTGCCAACGGCAAGGACATGCAGGTAGAAAACGTAGATGAGGCCATTCGACTGATGCAGTTGGGGGCCAACTACAACAAGAAGATGGCAGCTCTGAAGCCTGGTTTGAAAGCGCTGAAGATGCTCGAGAACAACGGATTACTGGATGAGGGCAAGCTCTCATTCTTGATTGACGTGAACAAGAAAGATCCGGCAGCGATTACCCGACTGTTGAAGGACAGTGGGCTAGACCCGCTCAACCTGGATCTGGAAAAAGCAGATGATTACAGAGCGTCTTCTTACACTGTGGCCGATGTCGAGTTGGATTTGGATAGCGTACTGGAGGAGTTGAAAGACTCTCCGACCTACACCAAAACCCTTGATCTGGTCAGCACTAAGTGGGACGCGATAAGCCGTAAAACTGTTGCCAATACCCCGCAACTCTTGAAAGTGATAGACGGCCATATGGCCACTGGCGTCTACCCCTTGATCAGCACTGCGCTGGAAAAACAACGAATGCTCGGCACATTGAATGGCCTGACAGATATCGAAGCCTACCAAAAGGTAGGGGATGAGCTACACGCAAAGGGAGCCTTTAACCACTTGTTCCAACCTAAAGTGGAAAAGCCTGCTGCCATTGTTGTGACCGCCACTCCCAAAGCTGCCGATACTGGCTTGAATGATCGCAGACGCGCTGCAGCTCCAACCCGCTCAATGTCCGTGGTGAAAACTGATGACCAGTTCAATCCATTGGCAATGTCGGACGAGGAGTTCAGCAAGACAATGGGAAACCAATTTTAAGGTGACATATGCCACAAATTTATAATGATCCGGCCGGTGGTAGTGCTTCTACCATCGGTCCACAGATGAACACTTTCCATTACGACAAGAAAGCTTTGATCGAAATGGTGAAGGAGCAGTATTTCACTCAGACTGCTGACGCGACTTCCATGCCCAAGAACATGGGCAAGAAGATCAAGAAGTTTCATTACCTGCCAATGCTCGATGATGAAAACATCAACGATCAGGGTATTGACGCTGCTGGGGCCACCATCACCAACAACTGGGAAGTGCGCTTCCGTGCCTCCACTACTGTGATGACTTTTGCTCTGGAAGCCAATGCCACTGCAGTACAGGCAGCGGTTGCCGGCTCTGTCAAGTCTGGCACCGTTACACCTTGGACAGTCACATTGTCAGCTGCGGCTACCCGCATTGTCGTGACCACACAAGGGGTGGCGAACAAAATTGCCATCGACAGCAATCTGTTGGGTACCCAGGTAAGCCAGTTGAGCGGTAACCTGTATGGCTCCAGCAAAGACGTAGGTACCATCTCTGGCAAGCTTCCAGCTCTGTCTGAGACCGGTGGCCGCGTTAACCGTGTTGGCTTTAAGCGTAAGGAAATCGAAGGCACCATGGAGAAGTTCGGCTTCTTCGATGAGTACACCAGAGACTCTCTGGACTTCGACTCTGATCCCGACCTGCAGATGCACATTCGTCGTGAGATGTTGGCCGGTGCCAACGAAATGACCGAAGACGCCCTGCAGATCGACTTGCTGAACAGTGCTGGTGTTCTGCGCTATGCAGGTGATGCAACATCTGCAACTACGCTCGATGCAACGGATTTGGTGGACTACGCTGACCTGCTGCGTCTTGCCATTGAACTGGACAACAACCGTACACCGAAGCAAACCAAGATCATCACTGGTACCCGCCTGGTCGATACCAAGACAATCTATGGTGGCCGCGTGATGTACATCGGCTCTGAGCTGATTCCGACATTGCGTGCAATGGTAGATCTGCACAATAACGAAGCCTTCATCCCTGTCCACAAGTACGCTGCAGGCACTACGGTGCTCAATGGCGAGATTGGTTCTATCGACCAGTTCCGCATTGTAGTTGTGCCCGAGATGATGAAGTGGGCGGGTGCTGGCGCAACTGCTGCAGCTACCGCAACACATTACGAAACCGGCAATGCGTATGACGTGTTCCCGATGCTCGTAGTGGGCGAAGGTGCCTACACTACCATTGGTTTCCAGACTGATGGTAAGAGCACGAAGTTCAGCATCATCCACGTTCCGCCCGGTGAGAAGAGTGCGGATACCACGAATCCTTACGGCGAGATTGGCTTCATGTCAATCAAGTGGTGGTACGGCTTCCTGCTGCAACGTGCTGAGCGCATTGGTCTGATCAAGACTACTGCAACGCTGTAATGAGACCGGGGGGTAGATTCTGTTGAGTCTACCCTCCAGCTCTTAATTGGACTACTTAACGGAGTAATCAAATGTCTGACGAAAACCAAGAAGAGCTATCGGGTCAAGATGAGCTGGCCACGTTAAAAGCTCGTGCAACATTGTTGGGGATCAAGTTTCATCCAAGCATTGGCTTGGAGAGTCTGAAAGAAAAGATCAAAGCCGGTCTGAGTGATGAACCAGACGATGGGCCTGTGCCGCCTGCTGAGATTGAGGCAGCTGCTCCAGCTCTGACCGCTGGGCAGCTTGCTGCTGCGAAGAAGCGTGAGGCCGCAGAATTGGTGCGCTGCCGCGTTGTTTGCATGAACCCAGCCAAAAAAGAGTGGGAAGGTGAAATCTTCTGTGTGGGTAACAGTGTCGTTGGTACTTTCAAGAAGATGGTGCCTTTCAACGTGGACTGGCATGTACCGCGCATGATTCTGAGTATGATTCAAGAGCGCAAGTGTCAGCTGTTCAAGACCATCACAGTGAACGGCCACAAAATCCGTAAAGGCTACCTCAGCAATGAGTTTGCTGTGGAGATTCTTACGCATCTGACCCCTGCAGAGCTTCGTGACTTGGCTCAGCGACAGGCAATGGCAAACGGCACATCCGCTTAAGTAAGACCCGAGGGTACAGATATGGCAATTGTAGTAGCAGATTTAACCAGTGGCACCGTAGCAGGCAACGGCGTATTCGATAAGCTGATGCAGGTTATGAAAGCCCACTTGCTGGAGGAAGTTACTGCAAACCGTATTAAGGGGGCAGAGTATGCCACCGTGTACCTGGGGGCATTAAATTCGGTAATGGCCCAATCCCTTGAGTTCCTTCTCCAACAGGAGAAGGTAGCTCTTGAGAATTTGTTGATCGTAGCGCAGACCGCCAAGGTGAGCGCTGAAAAGCTTTTGGTGGACGCTGAAACAGGGAAAGTCGCCAGTGATATTCTTATGGTGAGCGCACAGAAAGATGTCGCTGTGCAGCAAAAAACAAACCTGATCGCTGAAGCATTGCTGATTCCTAAACAAGGTTTGAAGCTGGATGCTGAACTGCTGCTGATCCCTAAAGAGGGGCTGAAGCTGGATCAGGAAGTGTTGTTGGTCACAGCACAGGTTGCCAATGCTGCTCTTGAAGGCGACGTACTAACCGCGCAGAAATGTAAGCTGCAGGCGGAGTTCGATTTCACTGCAGCCAACACGCTGAGAGTGGGCGAAGAGAAGCTGTTGATCACCCAGCGTAAAGTCACTGAAGCAGCTCAAACCAGTAGCACAGCTATCGATGCTGGCAGCGTACTGGGCAAACAGATCACGCTGTACACCAACCAAGCTGCCGGCTTCCTCAGAGATGCAGAGCAGAAGGCTGCACAGATATTGCTGGACACCTTTAATGTTCGCCAATCAACTGTTGGGAGTGTTCAGGTGAACAACACCAACAAGTTGGATGACGCGAATATTGGTCCGGTGATATTGAAATTGATCCAAGGGGTTACCCCGTAACTCCCACGGGAATGATGTGTAATGGGGGAGCTTCGGCTCCCTTTTTTCTGGGGAAACCATGGGCATATTCAGCACCAAGCGTAAGATCAATGTAGACACTGCAGTGGTGCGCATCATTGCAGATAACCAGCTTCCCAATACAATTGTGGAGAGCGCGATACGCAGCGTATTCACCAAACGTAAATTGGTGGACTCTATCCGCGAAGGCATTGCCAACAGCCCTTTTCGCAACTTTGAGAAGATGTATAAATACGCGCAGTCCGGGGATTATTTCTATGGTTTGCCCGATGCCACTATGCTCAAGAGCACTGATGCTTCTGCTGCAATCAAAGCAGCAATTGAAACAGAACTTGGGCATGCGGTGACAATCGACTACGCCTACTTCCGCCCCCTGAATAATATTCACATGGGCTGGAAGGCATTGGTTGAAGACTATGGGTACAACATAATTACGAATGAGATCGAGGATTTAACCACTACTGTGGGACATCCTGTACACCTGGAAGACCTGGTGCCGATCTATAGACTGGATTACCTCGCCATGGCGGAGAATACCGCTCTGGGTGCGTGGGAGCGTAGCGGGGTAGAGGGATACACCCCTGAGCGTGCAGCGTTGAACTTAGCGGTGCTGCAGGAGATTATCTATGCCCAGAGCTACGAGGTAGACCCAGATGGCCCAGAGGCTGTCAAAATCGTTTATACGTGGACTGTTCCGGGAGTAAGAAGCCCAACAACAGGCTTATACACCACACAACCAGCGGTGATGAGTGACAACATCGTTGTGTCCTTAGCCGCTTACGATGAAGACAAGGAATATTACCAAGCCAGATACCATTTCACCGGTGTGGCTGGTTTTAATGTGGGGTACTGGACATACGATGCAGAGGACGCATTGCATCCAGCATTGGATGCTATTTTCGATGTTGGGTATACCGCACCGGGTACCTATTTCCCCTTCGCTATAATCCGCAGAGAGGGGGAAAACAGGGCAACGCCGGCACTGGCTGGCACGCCAGAATACCTGACGACCAAGAAGCTGTTGTCCTATATCAATATCGACTTCCAACAATTCAGTGACTCCGTGCATAGCAGCCCGGATATTGCTGATGTAGAGCAAGCTGTGCTAATGATGGCGGTACCCATCAACTCACAGAATCAAGATGAGATTGATTACTTGATGCGGCATTTCATTGAGCTGGAGGGGGATACCACCTTCACCATCAATGATGCACTTAATCATATTGCCACGCGCAGTAATGGGGAAATCCCAAACCATGCTGTGCAGATTTCAGATGCAGACTTCAGCATTGTGATCAGCTACGACAGGATCATACGCAAATCCCGCGCAGGCTCCATTGGACCTATTGGCTTCTTCACCAACACCGTGGCTTCGGTTGATACGGGTGGGTACCAGATTCAAGGTGCTGACGTAGTGAGGATTCTGCGCAAGCAAAGAAGCACTGGGGTGTATGACGAGGTTCGCATAGTAAACCCACGTACCCGATACGATATCTACGGCACTAAGTCAGTCATCGGCTCGGGGGTGGATGACCTGCTGTTAATCCCCTTGGATTACAGTATTACAAGCCAGATGTCTCCCATAGTCCGGGAACGGTTGTACTACCGATCGCTACACTTGGTAGTGAACTCAATGGTGGTGACCAAGACAGCGTGGTATCAGACAGGGGCTTTCCGCGCCATTCTGGTTGCAATCGCCGTGGTAGTTACCATTAAATCCCTAGGGAAATCGTATAAGTTGCTGGCTGCAGCCATTGACGCGGGAACAGCAACTGCGCTGTATGTAGCAACACTCAAGATAGTTCTGGAAGTATTCGTAATACCTGCAGCAATAAGCGTAGTTGCTATTGAAGTGGTAGAGGCTGTGGGTGTTGACCTGGCAATGTTTATTGCAGCAATCGCTGCAGTCTATGGTGGCTACAACATACTCAAGAAGGACATGGTAATCACCCTTTACGGCGCTGATGTGATGCTCAACGTAGTCAACGGGTTGGGTAAGGGGATACAGAAAGAGCTGCACGACATATTCTCCAAACTGGGAGATGCAGTTAGTAGCTTCAATGCCCTCAGAGAAACCCAACTAGAGCAACTCAACGCAGCGCAAGCACTGCTTAACATCAACTCACTACTCGACCCAATGACCTTCATACGAAGAGAACCCATCATCATATTTGGGGAGTCTCCTACACAGTTCTTCAATAGAACAACACACACGGGGAACGTAGGAGTTAAGTCCTTTGAAATTATCCAGAATTTTGTAAAAGTTTCGCTCACACTGCCTACCATACAGACATCAATAGGAGATTCTTACCGTGGATGAGAGAACATTTAACCCCATGCAGGGGCTTAAGAACATGTTTACTCTTGGGGGTTCAACTGACGCGGTTCAGCCACCCACAATGAACTACACCCCTACGGACTATGTGCCGATACTGAGTAAACTTCCCAAGGTACGTGCTGCTGTTCCTGGTGGTGTCGCGGGCACAATGGGCAAGGGGCTACTCGGTGCTGCTCCAATTGGCTTCATGGGCAAAGCATTTGGACACAAAAGACCAGACGGCACTGAGATAGGTGGCTGGGCAATCCCTGCATTAGCAGCAGCCGGCACACTGATGGATGGCTTCATGGGCATGAAGCAATATGGTTTGGCCAAAGATTCCTTCAAGCAAAGCAAGAAAGAGTTTGAAATGAACTACGACACCCAGCGCAGGCTGACCAATGCACAATTGGAAGACCAGCATCGTGCAAGGAGTTCAGGTAATCCCAGTGAGTATCTCTCCGTAAGTGACTACATGAACAAGTTTGGAGTGAAGTAATTATGGCTACCCCGATCACTTGGAGAAACGTCAGTACCACAGTAGATCCAGCTGCAGTGGACCTATTGAAAGGAGCCAATGCCAGCTTTGGTTCTGCTCTTGCAGGCATCACCGGGGTAGTCAAGGATCAGCAAGGTTTACGTGATCGTAACCGTACTACGGTGACCAACAACAATACCAACACAATGATGGATGCGCTGGCTAAGCCGACCACGCCAGAAGAGTTTCAGGCAGCTCAAGCCAGTATCGAACAGCTCAGAGGTTCACTCAATAATGACTACGACAGGAATGCTGTTCGTAGTGCTACAGAGGCACGTCTGCCAGAGTTACAGCAGCGGGCCAACGCCAAGGCTGCATTCGATGATCGTCAGCTGATGACTGAAGTTAATCCCTTGGCTGACGCTTTCCGAGCAGCTGTAGTGTCTGGTGACGCTATGCAGCAAGCGGAGTTGATGGCAAAACACAAAGGTTTGTTTGATCGTGGAGGCGTAGGGGATGACCTCGCCATTTTCGCAGCTGACTACGCGCAAAAAACATTGCAAAACACTCATGCCCAAACAACTTGGGATAACGGCGTAACTGACCGGCAAACTAGACTGGATCGGGAAGCATTGGTTAACGAATTCACGCCTATTGCGGATGAAGTAAGAGGGCTTCTGGGGGCAGGCAGGAATACTGACGCCAAGGCACTGGCTGAGAAGCACAAAGTAGGTTTAAGCGCGCTGGCACTTTACGGTGATCTCTCTATGCAGATCAGCGGAGAAGACGAAGCGGATATGTTGAAAGCCCGTGGAGAAGACGTAAGCCGGAGCATAAACACTCGCCCGGATGCTTGGGCACAGAGCCAAGCGCAAAACATGGATGACTTCACCACATTGGCCATAGATATGGGGGTAACCAATAAGGGTGGCGTGCTTGATTTTGAGAATACTGACGCTGCTACGTTGACCCGATTTGACGCTGCAATAGCAGAAGCAGGAATGTTTTCTGGTGGCCAATCGGAGACGCAAGCTACTCAGAAATTTAAAGAAGAGCTGGTGGCGCAATACCCAACAATGCCACCTACTGAAGTAGCGTTGGCTGTTGCACAATTTGAGTCTGGTTTGGCAGACAAGTCCCGCATCAATGCTTCAGATATGGCAACGATAGCGCAAGAAGAAGAGCTGGCCGCATCATCATTGGGCATAGCGAACAATCCCCTATACCTGGAAAAGGATGCCAATCCTGCTACAGCTGTGGCCGAAGCTGTACGTGCTGAGATGGAGAACAATGAACAACTTAAAGAAGCCATCCAGAATAACCAGGATGCTGCACAAGACATTATCAATGGTGTCAGTGAAGCACTTGAGTCTGGTGTAAAACTGGAGGGTACCAGCACGAAAATCCGACTGGTGCCCAGCGATATTACCGCAATCCTTATGATGTACGGCGCAGATTATTTTGAAGAGGACAAACCTGTTTCAGAGCTTCTGCAGCTGTATGCCAACAGGCCGGAAATTCGTGACAGGGATGAAAGTTATGCCTTGTTTGAGCAGTACAGCACAGACCTGCGAAATGGTGCCGCATCAAGATTTGGTCGTGGTGGCACTATGCAAGATCAAGAGCGTTCATTACGAGGTGCCCTTTTAAGTAATACGGCAGCAGAAGCAAAAAAAGCTGAAGAGGATAAAGCCGCAGCGATAGCAGCTGCTGCCCAAGAAGCCGCTTACACACACGGGCAATCACGTTGGCAGCAAACGATGGAAGACCGCCTAAAAGATAGACCTGCTCCCGCTATGGGTGCTCGCTGGCAAACCCCGCGTTAAGAATGTCAGATTAAAATTTCCAGCCTTGTTACGTTACGCCAAGTTTCGTAACCAAGGCAGGAAATTAAATGGCTCAGCCCACTCCAGCAGAAATTCTTCTCCGTGCTTCCGTAGACCAATCCCGAGCAAGACTTAATCCAGCTACGTGGAATAATGCTGTTGCGGGTATTGCCAACAAACAAGCTGAAGTGGCTCGAGCACAGGAAGAAAAGATATCTGCTTTGCGTGCTGCAGTGGATCGAGACAGAATTGCTGAGCAATCATGGGCAGGGCAGTTAGGACTTGAACGTGGTGGCATTCCCCATACTGTCGTCAATATTGCAGCCTCTGCAGCTGCCGCAACTACTGAAGCCATCGGTAGCCTTGGCAGTGTTGGTTTCGATGCTGCAGCAGCAACGCTTGATGCCGGAATTCCCCAGAATGTGTATGAAGCCAACTCAAGATTTGAGGGTGGCACAGCTACGCCAGAAGACATGGCATTGCTGCACTCCTCTCCAGAGTCCAAAGCTCAGCCAGTAGACACCTATGCGGCATATGGTTTGCCCGCACCTGCTACCCCGGCACAAACTGTTCCCAGTTACCTTAATCAGATTCACCGTGCTGACGCAGCCCGCAACACAGCAACCCACCTCAATAATACTTTCGATACTTCCAGTATTGTAGACCAGCGCAATCGATTCAAGCTCTCTGGTGAGCTGGGTATCCGCAACCAGGAAGGGCTGGCTAAGCTCAAAGAAGCCAGTGCTGGTTGGGATGAGAACAAGCTCGATGCCACGGTAGATTTCATCTCCGGTGCTGCTGATCTGATCCTGAACGCTGGGCAAGCTGCTATGGAAAATCCCATGGCATTTGCCGAGTACACAGCGGAGATGGTGCCTGATCTTTTACTGGGTGCTGCCAGCAAATCTGCATTGGCAGTACGCAACATTGGCTACGGTATCGAGAGTTACCGCACGGGTATTGAGAACTACAAAACAGAGAACAATGGTGCCATGCCTGATGAGGGTACCCGGCGCTGGATGCTGATGAATGCACTGGGTTCAGCTGCGCTCGAGATGACCGGCGATGTCACCTTGTTGGGTGCTGCAGGTAAAGCAGCCGAGCTGATAGATCCAGCCAGTATTCTTCGCAGAGCAGCAAGAGTAGGCAAAGAAGCAGCAATTGGTACCGTTTCCGAGGCCACCACTGAAGGGCTGCAGACCGTCATGGAAGGGCAAGCCAAACTTGACCCTGCCACTGGTGCCCAGATTTACGAAAGCATGGTAATCGGTGGAGGAGTCGGTGGGGCGGTAGCAACGCCACTGGCTGCAGTAACCCAAGCGAGCGAAGCGGCGCAGGGATTACGGAATGCCAGTCAGTTGCGCACCGTAGAGGCAAACAAAAAAGCATTGGTAGGGTTAGTACAGAACGAGCTTGTCAAAAAAGCCGAAGAGGCCGGGGATGTCACGGAGTTGACTGATCCAAAGAATACTGATGTTTACCATCCTGGTAAGGCAGCAGCGGCATTGCGTGCTCGTGCCCAAAACATGGAGCTGACTGAGGAGCAAAGAACTGAAGCTACCCAGAAAATGGACGCTATTGTTTCTGGTTTGGAGACTCAATTAAGTGAGGCAAAAGCTGCCCAATTACTCGGTACTCCTGAAGCGATCGCAGCCAAGAAAGCTGACCTGGCTGCTACAGAAGCGATCATTGCAGCGGGTAAGGAGACACCAGCAAGACTGGAGTTGTTCAAGCTTAAAGCTGCAAATCTAGTCGAAGCTATTAAGAAGCTCGAGGATCCAAAATCTGCTGCTGACTTGGCAGCGGAATTAAACAGGGCAGAACAATTCCTGACCATAGCAAGACAAGAAAATGAAATGGTTATCGGGCGTGAGCTGCCACAAGGAGATGATGTTGAAGCTCTGGTAACACAGATGGAATCTCCCGAGGATACCCCGGAGAGAGCTGCCGCCAATTCATCAATTATCAGCTTGGCTATGGCTGACCCAACTCGATTGACCCCAGTGGTACTGGACAGAATACTGAACACTGAATCCACTGTGCTGACTCAGGAAGATAGAACACTCCTGCAGAAGACCGCAGATGCTATGTACGCTGTGGATGAGCTGAAGGACACTGAATCTGTACACGCCAATGTGCTCAATGGTGATGCAGATTTCCGTGGCTTAACCGCCTACGTGAAGTCCATGGGGCAAGCACTCTTCCGTAAACAGCAATCAGTTGCACAAAGACAACTGGAGATGCTGGGCATGCTCAAAGCCTCCCATGAAGGGAAGGCAGCTGCTTTCGCCAAAGGCATTGCGATGATGGAGCAAGCTGCAGCGAAGGGGAATAAAAGTAGCCTCTATCTGCTGAAGGATACCGAAGCTCCTGGTGGGTGGAAGATATCCAATACGCTTACTGTTGCTGGCTCTACCGTGAAGGCGAAACCAGAGTTTACCTTTGGGGCATACCCCAACCAGATTGCCGGAGCAAGCAAGGTAAAATCCTATGTTGATAGGGAGCTGAAGGCCATTGGTTTGACCTTGGATCAGATGGATGCAGGCTATGCCAGAACATTCAATGGCAAGACAGTAGAGCAGGTGAAGGCACCTGTTAAGCAGCAAGAGAAGATTGCTACAGCTGAAGTAGTGGTAGAAGCACCAGTAGAAAAAGTTGCTCCGCCTGCCGCAGAGAAAAAGACCAGCACCACAACACCAAAGGTTGTAGAGCCTGCAGCTGATACAAACTCA